GTGTAAGAAGTTTCCATCCAGCACCACCTTTAAATAACGCTCTAAACTGAGAAGCTCCTTTTATTATGTATCCAAAGAAGTTTGCAAGTACACCAGTTAACATAATCAGAGGTCCTGCAACTGCTGTCAGTCCTCCAAAGAAAGCCAATAATGATTTTAATGGAGCGGGTAGTTTATCTATAAACTTTAAAATTCCACTAACAATATTTATTAAGTGAGTATTAATTGTTAAAAACTGTTCTCCTACGCCAGCAAGTTCTGCTTTAAGTGATTCTAAAGCTCTCTTGTATTTTCCAGAAGCAGATTCTGTAACCATTGCTAATTCTCGTCCAGCAATGTTAGCTAGATCTTGAGAGCTTGCTTTCATTAAATCCATTACCTCTAAAGTTTGACTTCCTTGTTTTCCTAAGTTTTCAAACAAAGCACTAATTCTTGCAAACTGGAATTTTCCAAACAGCTGCTCAATTGCTTGAGATTTTTGTAAAGGATTTAGATTATCTAATCCTGCTTGTAAATCCAAAAGCGTAGCAGTAACGTTTCCAGCATTATCATTTACAATTGCTTTTAAGTTAATTCCAAAATCTGCAAATTTAGCAATAGCTACATCTGTTGGGTTAATTAAAGAAGCTAGTGCAGACTTAAGAGCATTTGCTCCTTCTGTTGCATTAATTCCGCCTTCTCTCATTGCTGTTAAATACAAAGCAAGATCTTGAACACTTCCTCCTAGACCTTTTATTACTGGTCCCGCTTTAGGAATTGCTTCTACTAAATCTCCAAGAGTTGTTGATGTCTGGTTTTCAACTGCGTTTAAAAAGTTAATTGATTCTGCTAACTCATCTGTGTTTTGTTTAAAAGCTGACTGAATTGCAAGTGTAGCTTTCATTGCATCTTGTCTATCAACTTCACCAAGAACTGCAAGACGAGTTGTTTCTTTAATAGATCCTAAAAGATCGTCTCCTTCTTTTCCAGTTGCAGCAATGTCCGCTGCTAAGCCTAGAGTTTCTTTAAATGATGCTCCATATCCTTTTGCCAACTCTGATGCCGTTGCTGAAACATCTGCTCTTATTTTTGCTAACTCTAAAGAAGATTTAGCAGTTAGTCCTCCATAAACTTTAGTTAATCTAGTTAATTCTTGATCTGCAGTTCTAAATGCATCTGCTGAAGCTTTTCCAAATGCTGCAAGGGGTATAGTTAAGCCTACTGTTAACTGACGTCCTGCCCACTGGGTGTTCTTACCCCAGTTAATTAAAGAGTTTGCTCCTTCTTGAATTACTCTGTTCATAATTTGCAACTCTTGTCTTGCTAAAGCTGTTCTGTTTTTTACTTTGTCTAATCCTGTTGGAATATGAACATTGTATTGCATTAATCCTTCAGAGTTTTTTCCTAGTGGTTGCAATATGGCATTTTGTAATTGTACTTGTTGAGCAGCTAACTGTCTTACAATTCCGCTATTTGTTTTTACATGTCCTTGATATACTTGAAAGAATTGTCTTAATTTTATTTGACCTTTATCTAATTGAGATCCAAATTTCTCTACATCAGATTGAAGGTTTACGAAGTGGGTAGAAAATTGCCCAGTGCTTCTCATTGTTTCTGCAAAGGAACGGTTCATTACCGCCGCTTGCGCTGAGAGGTTTTTGTTTGTTGCGTTTAGCTTTGTCTGTAAATTAGTTAAGGCTGAAGAAACCTTGTTCAAGTCTACAATAAGGTTTGAAAAGTCTGCCGTAGCGACTATTCTGGTTACTATCTGATCTTCAGCCATCTATATTATTTTACACCCTTGAGTATCCTAAGCCTGCGCCAATTCCAAAGCCTGCTTCAGCAGCATAACTTCCTTGTAGTGAGACTACGTCGTCTGCACTTTCCTGTATACCCAGAGCCTTTCTTTTTATATCCTCAAAACTATTGCTTTCTTCTACGGAGCTTTCGTTTAAGTTAACTCCTTGCAAAGATGCTAAAAACTTTCTTTTTTCATCTTCCGTTTTGTGCATAGATTTAAAGGTTTGAATTATTTCTGGCATTGAAAGATTTTCTTCTAGTTCTTCGTAATTTTTCCAATTACCTAAAAGAAAAACTTCCCCTAAGAGAGCGGCTAAATCGAGTTCTGACCAACTAGAGCTCGTGCCGCTTCCAGGTTTGGGTCGTCAAGTTTAATTCCTCCGCAAACTTCAAGAATTCGATTAATTGTCGGCATGTCTAGTGCGTCTTCTAATTTATCCCTGTCTGCTACTAATTCTGGTACTTGTGACTCAATTGCAATTCCGCTTGCTGCAATTAAAATTGAAAGTGTTTCATCTTCATTTGCTGCAGTTTCTGTCTTTTTAATTTCTGCCATGAACTTTCGCAATGCTTTAATTGTCAATGGCTTTAGCTTGACCTTTGCTCCATTTTGAAGTTCAATTTCTTCTACATCATATACTGTTGTTGCCAATTTATCCTCCTTGGATAGTTAAAATTATTATAACATATAGCAAACATAAGGGCAATAAAAAGCCCCCCAAATAATGGGGGGCCTCTATTAATTAATTTATATTAATTATAACCAGGTGCGGTCTACGATTGTACCGTATTCTGAACCTGCATCTCCCGCTGCACCTGATGGTAGCAAACGGAATGTTACTGGAAATGTTGATGCTGCGTTACGAGCCAAAGAGAACTGTGACTGTTGTACAGAAAGAACACGACGTGCATAATATACACGCTCAGTTTTTGATGATTCTGCAGTTGTTGGAGCTTGTCCAATTGCAACTAATTGACGCTCAACTGGAGCTGCACCTAGTGCGCCTGCCTCAAGTCCAAGTTTCTTACCTGACTCTGTAAGAGTTGATTGTCCTTGTCCGAAAACTACTAGAACGTTTTCTAGTGTTCCTTCGGCCATTTCTGTTGCAATCATAACCTCCATAGCAGACTTAAACAGCTTAGCTGTGTCGAGTAACTGATCTACAGTCACTGAGTCGTATGTTGGGTTGTAAGTAATTTGCAAACCGTTGTTTGTGTAACCTACGTTACGGTATGCAGCACCTGTTGTTGCTGTTGCACCTGATGCTGTATCTACTCCGTTAAGAGTTGTTGTGTATGACTCACCTGCAACGTATGGTCCTGGCGTTGCTGATGTACCATTTTTAAATGCTGGAACTGTCTTGTTACGTCCAGTTGCGCCTGATATAGCGGTACCTGGAACCATGTTTTCTACATATCCTGATGTTGTTGAATCTTCTACTGATAAAAACAGTGGAGATGCACCAACAAGAATATTTCTAGCATTACCTGTATTTTGTGCCATTAATTTATTCCTCCTATATATATATACATATTAAAATCTTTTAATCAAGCTGGCTAGGCTTCTTTCCTCTAAGGCAATTATACGGAACAAGTCAACCAAAAGCAACTTATAGAAATCTTCCTACCCCATCTACCATTCTGGCATACTTTACTTCCAAAATGACATCTGAAGACATTAGACCCTGCATTTCCTCTGATGGCTCTGTTGGGGATATATCGGCTACAAAAATGCTAAAAAATTTGAATTTATTAGACAGGCTTGCAAACCTATTTACGTCTCTTGCGGACTCATCTACCCTTCTAAATTCATCAATCATAAAATTCCTAATCTCATTGATTTCTGAAACATCTGGGGAGTAAATAGTAAAGAGTATCTGCTCACAGCATACCATCCAATTTTCCTCATATGAGGTTCCAATTTTGTCATAAACTATATGTTTTTTTCCACTCAAAAATTGATCCATTTCAGATACCTGTTGGACTGGAACAATGGGGACTATCTTATCGTTTATGCTATCGCTAAAATATTCGTTATCATCAAATATTTCAGCTGCCACCAATTTAGACCATAAAAATTTTCTTATTTCTAGAATTGCATCTAGTTTATAATTTGCCGTCATATTAAGGACCCTCCAAATGACATCTCTACTGCTGAGTCCGCCATGCTTCTAATTGAATTTGGAGAAAATGAATATTGAACTGTTTTAATTGTTGCTGGTATTTTTAATGCTTTCATTGAAGCTGAATTAAATATATCTTTAAATCCAGATTTTTTAATAGATGAGCTTACAAGGTTCCCGCTAAAAAATCTTGAATATTGTAAAGTAAATTGATTTTTAACACTAGGTCCTCCTGGCCTTTTAACGGTCACTGAAGCCCCTTTGGGCATAAAGACTGTCTCGCCATTGGATTCAAATACTAACCTCTCAGAATGGCGTGGAGCAATTTTAAGAGCCATTCCTGACTCCATCACAGACGCTTTGTTTTGAAATACGTGTTTTCTTTGTTTTTCTGGTCCAGGGACAAATGTTTTTGATGGTTCAAATTTAAAATTAACTTTAAAAGATATTCCTGCAGAATCTAAAGATGTTAGACTAAACAATCTATCATTTGCGCTTCCAGTCTTACCCCATTCATATACATGGTGAAATGCTTTTGGCTTTGATCTTGCTTGTGAATCTATGTATTGCCCAAAATCTTTTTCTATTTGATTAAACACTACCTTTTTAAAAGTACTTTTAAACTTTTTGCTATTGCTTAATTTGGCAATTACATTTGCTTGATAATATAAGGCAGCAGAAATTTGTGCAATATTACTGTCTTGAATAATTCCCTTTGGGCTTTTGTTATACATTAATCTTTCAAGACCAGAAGCTGCTTGAAGCAGCATTACGTTAGATTCCAATTTGCTGATTCTCCGATCTCTTTAGAGAAGAATTATAACCAATTACTCTACCAAATGGATCTGTTATAGGACTACTTCCAATAACTTCAAATACTGTGGGTGTCTCTGATGGATAGTCCTGCTCTGTCCAAATTGATTTTCCGTCCCTGTCTTTAATGTTTGAAACCTTGTGCCTTAAAGATATTTTACTTTCGGTACGAACTTGAATGTTTTGCTCGTTTTTGTATTTGTTAGAAAAGGATTGGGTGTCTCCAGATCTAGAAGTTGAAGAATTACTTATAATGCTTTTTGCATAGCATGGAATTGTTGAATAATAAGACCATTCTTTTTTTATAGCACCAGTATCATCATCCTGAATATCTGTTTGTCTATAGATATCCAAGTTCATGGGCAACATGGACTGTATTAAATCTATCATTAAATTACTACCATATTACTTAAAACATATGAGCTTAGTAACTGGTCTGCGTAGGCATTTCCAGTTCCAGCATATGCGCTAGAGCTATATTCAAATTTCCAATCAAATGCTTGAACATTTTTTGCGTATTTGTTTCTCCAGACAGAATCTTTAGAAAAGTAATCTTTCATTAACTCAATACAAGCTTGGCTAACTTCTGTTGGAACCCTATCCCATCCAAATTCACCATGAATTGTGTATCTAATATTTTTTCCAAATAAAGAACCTTCGCTATCATTAACGCTAGGTGGCACAAATCCATTTGCAGTATAAACTGCATTGTCTATTGAATTAGTTTTATCAATTCTAATTCCAAAACCAGTTTCTGAAATAATTGGATTAAATATCCAGTTGTTAACAGCAGGAACAGATTGATTGTCAATTAAAAGGATATCGTTAGAATACAGTTTATTTAGTTTATTTATTTTATAAGGTAATACTAATACGTCTGAGTCTGATCCGTATACTACTTCTACGTCTTGGTATAAATAAAACTCTTGACCTGTATGTCCTTCTATAATTTTTCTAGCATATCTCTCTGCAGATTGAATCTCTTGATAATTTTTATAATTTGGATCGCTAGGGTCTGATCCGAAATTTAGATCTTGCAAATGTTCATTAATGTTTATGTAAGGAGTGACTACATCAACATATGATGCATGGTATCCCTCTGTTCCAGAAATTGAATACGACCAAACTAGCTTGAAACTTCTATTTCTTTCCGTATAGTTAAAAGGCAATATGACTTGATACGATCCAGAATCTGTTTCTACGCTAGTGGCCGTAAGTGTTGTTAAGATTGTAGTTGGGGAAATGGCAGGGACTATAGAAGGATCCTCTGTAACATCGTAAACTTTTACTGTAACTGTGTCTGGACTGACAAGTTCAGACTCCCAATATATTTTGCTTTTTATTGGAGTCCTACTATTTACATAAATCTCTGCCATTTTAAAAGGTTAAATTAACTGTAGAAGTCTTGAACTTCCCTTGGGGTAGCTAATCTAAAACCTTCCTCCTTATCAAAAATTTCTTGAGCAGCTTCTGCAGACATTGCAACGAATGGATGTTCTTTTGTAAAAGTAAATCCTAAAGCATCGTATCTGTAATTGTCTCTTTCCATCTTAACTAACAAAGAATTTGGATCTATTTCCTGATTTAAATCAAATCTTGGTAATACTTCAATTTCTTCTTTAGCTTCTTCAACATCTTTAATTGCTTTACTATACACTTCCCAGGTTACCCCGTCTTCTGTTAGCGCCGCAATAATGTCGGCTTTTCCTTTTAAATCACTTGCGTCTACGCCGAAGTCTTCGGCTGCCTGCTTTAATTCAGATAATTTCAATGTCTCGAATGACATATGTTCTCCTTTTGGTTAGGTCGTTTAATTATATCACTAGTAAATTCAAATGAAAAGCCCCCAAATTAAATTGGAGGCTTTTCTTTAGATAAATAGATTATTTCTTAATTAAGAAGCAACCTTAACATCTTTTACAACTACCCAAGCATCTGGTTGTTCGATTTGAACGCCAACTCGAGTATACATTGTGTACTCAATGGAGTCCTTACGAGGCCAGAAGAATCGGTAAACAGTTACATCACGCTTGATACCAATAACTACGTTATTTGGGAATGTCAAGTGGATATCTCCGTGTGAACCTGATGGGCTTGCATATGAACCTGTTTGTGTCTCAGGAAGAAGTGGTACCTCAACAATTGGAATACCAAATGCGAAAGGTGCTACATATCCTGCTGCTCCACCAAGTCCTGGTGTTGCACCACGGATAACGCTTGATGCGATATCTTGTGGGATTGTGTTGTTTGTTCCAATGCTGTTAGCATATAGGAAATCTTGGATTAGGTTTGAACCTGCCAAGAAGCGAAGGTCTCCACGACGTTGCATGTATTTACGTGGCATTGCTTTTAATGCCTTGTTAAATAGCTCACGAGAAACTCCAGCTCCAGCTCCAGCTACAACTCGACCATTGGCCTTAGCTTTAGCTACAACTCCTTGGAATGCCTTGTACAGAGGATCTGATCCGCTGCCGACACCATTAAGGATTACATCCTCAATGTCGTTTCCTGCTTGTGTTGCCATCAATCGTGCAATATGATCTTCTAGATCTGCACCCTCAATGTTGTCTTCTAGAGACTCAGTTGAAAGCTCCCAGTCTAGACGCAATTTCTTTGTTGTCAAAGAAATCTTTGAGAAAGTAACTGCTGCGTTTTCTGCAGTGTTATCTCCTTCTGTTGCAAGTTTCATAAGCTTTTCGCCTACTGACATGCGGTCAATTTCTGCAGTGTCTGCTCTCATTCGAACGGTACGTGCGACTTTTCCAATTACGGTTGCATCGAACATATAGTCTAAGAAGCGAGCTGACTGCTCTGGGTTAAGTAGACCACCGTTTCCGTTTTCGGAACCAGCGTGTGTACCTGTACCACCAGTTGTGGACGCAAAAGTACCTGTTGCTGTTGTACCAGCTGCGATTGCCTTTTCTAATGTTTCATTGCTCATTATTTTATTTCTCCTTATTTCTTACTTTATTAGTTCGTTTACGGAACCGAGGAAAGAACCGTTCCATTTTGATTTTTGGACTTTTACTTCCCTAGACCCGCCAAGGTCTGAGGACTTTTTAATTGCAGTCTCTGATTCTACTGCATCGACACGCTTTTCTACTCCATCAATCGTGTTTCTGATGTTCTCAACAGTTTTGCTGAGCTCTGAGTGTTGTTCTGCCAACTCTGTAATTTTGCTTTCTACGCTTTTGCTTAAAATTTCAACTGCATTTTTAATAGTTGTAACTTGTGCTGCGTTTTCTTCTGAAGCTTTGTTTAGAGTTTCTGAGAAAAAGCCTTTTAAATCACCTAACATTTTTGCAAAATCAGGTTTTTCAACAACAATCTCATCAGAGATGTCTGTTGCTTTTTCAACGATTTCGGCAGAAGCATCTACTAATACGTCTTCTGTAATAGCTTTTTCAATTGTTGCTTCTGCAACAACTTCTACTTCTACTGCTGCGGTTTCTTCAACCACTGCGGTTTCTGTGTTTTCTGACACTTCATTACCTCCTTGTGCGTTTGCCTGTTTTGCGATTGTTTGTGTTTCAGGCAACGTTAATCTTGACTTCTTAAATGAAGCAAGAATCTTTTCTATTTCTTTTGCTTTGTTTATATCATCAGTTTCTACCCAACCAATTAAACTTGCTTGCTTGCCAGTTATTGGGGAATTGAATTCAGCGTCTGTTGACATAAATACAGAGTCGCTGTCTTCACAATAAAAAATATTTTCTGTTTTTAAGTTTGTAGAAATTCCTTTAAAAATTAATTGTCCATTCATTTTTTCAATAGATA